TACGGCGACACTCCCGCCTATTTCAAGGATAAAGAAGAGCTAGAGGCGCACCTTATGGAGTTGTGGTACCAGTACGGAAGATTCGATGGAGATGAGGTCACCATTGTTGCCAAAAACGGTAAGTTTGACTTCACGATTCTCAAGCACCATTATGGCATGGTGCCGAAGTATATGCTGGACCTCGACGATCTACTCCGATTCTACGATGCGCGTATGCGTCATAAGTTGAAGGACGTCGTGAAACTATTCGGCCTGAAAGAAAAAGGCGATACGATGAAATTCAAGGGCCTCACATTTGATATGATCTGTGATGACCCCGCCGCGTACGATTACCTCGCCGACTACACCATTAACGATATCGAGAGACAGGTCGAACTCTTGGAAATCGTATTCCCCCTGATAGATTTCACGGAAGACGAAGCAGCGCTCGCCCGGCACACGCATGACCTGTTCCTTAATCCGCAGTTCCGTGTTGACCGTGAGCGGGCTACTAAAGTACGTCTGGGAATGCAGCTTGAGCTTGCCCGTATCATAAAGAACTACGCTCCTAAGTTGCTGGGATCGGATATACGGCTGGCGAATAGACTCGGCGCTTTGTTGGCAGAGCATGGCGAGAAGCTCCCCCTCAAGTTGAAAGGTACGAACAAGAAGACGGGTAAACAGTGCATCGCGACAAAGAACATGTTGCCGCAACTGCAAGAGTTCGGGGGTGAAACCCCAGACGGTGCCCCTTTAGAGCACTGCGGCCCTACGTTCGCCAAGGATGACGACGGTTGCAAATGGCTACAAGCGCACACCGATCCGCAGATTAGTGAGCTAGTCAAGGCTCGGATAGCCGTGAAATCGTGGCCTACGCATATAAAAAAGGTTACCGGTATCATGGATCAAGCGACATGTGGCGGTAGCGACATGCTGCGGGTTCCACTGACCTATTACGGCTGTCACACTGGGCGCCCGTCTGGCGGAGAAGGGATAAACTTGTTAAATCTAGGCGGCAAGGGCCGCGGTACGCCGATTCATTCTCTCATTTCACAAGTGCGCGGCATACTCCAACCACCGAAAGGTCGGCTACTCTGCATTGTAGACTCTGAGCAGATCGAACCCAGATTGCTTGCATGGATGGCCGGCCAGCAGGACATGCTGGATGCGTTCGCCAATGGCGAGGATCTTTATTCTGACTTCGCGTCTGACTTATTTCAAAGTCGTGTGTGGAAATGGGACGACAAGGTAGACGTCGAAGAATACCCTGGGCAAAAGACGCAGGTCGAAATATGGAGAGGGTTCGGCAAGGACAATATAATCGGTGATGGGTATGGCCTAGGTGGCCGCACGGCCTATGCGAGATGCTTGCAAAACCCATTCCTTCGACCTAGGTTTGATAGTGGGGAGTACGACTTTAAAACTGTACAAAAAGGTGTCGACCTGTATCGCAGCAAATATAACCACATCCCTAAATTCTGGACTCGGATGGAGAAGTGCTGGGGCATAGCGGCCCGCATCAAGAACCAGGCGCACCCCATAAAGATACCAGGGACACCATCGTGTATCACGTTCACAATGGAAGATAATTCGGTGATGATGAAGCTCCCATCTGGTCGGCGTATCCGGTACCGAAATGCCAGGTATTCGCACAAGCACAGGACTATCAAGTTCCGTCACGGGCACCTCTGGGGCGGAACTTTGACTGAAAATGCCGATCAGGCCATAGCCCGTGACTTGTTGTGCTACTGGATTCTCAAGGCACTGCGCGACAAGGACTATGATTTCAATATCGTCCTGTATCCGTATGATGAGATCGTGGCGGATGTGCCAGAGAAGTATGCTGAGGAGCACCTTGCACGTTTGCAGGAGATTATGACGTCAAAGCCCGATTGGGCCAGGGGTCTGCCACTGTCAACTGATCATAAAATAGCCGATAGGTATCTGAAATGAGCATTGAAGAAGATAGGCGTGTAGTGGACAGGCGAATAAAGACGGCAGAAAAATTAATTACTGCGGCGCATTACCTGCGATCGCCCATTGTGCATAATTCGTGCCTTGGCGATACGTTGCAACCTCCAGATCACGATGCACTTATAGCTTCAAAGGCGCTAATAGACTGTGCCCTTTTGGATTTAGTAGGCATGACAAGTGGTAGGATAAGGCGCATACGAATTAATCGCAGAGTGCGAGATGCATCTAAGGGCTGGCACTATAAAAAGGGCGAGAAATGAGAGTAGGCGGATATAAATGTCGATCCTGGCGATTGAAGAAGAATTACGAAAGGCGCAAGACACAGATATTCAGGACGTACCTGGACGCCTCACTCTGTTTTCACTATGAGTCGCGTTTGAAAGAGACTCGGTTCTGGGGGCAATTCCGTGCGAAAGAACAGTAAAAGAATAGCCTTCAAGCGGTTCGCTCAGATGCTAAGGCACGGCAAGCCCAGTGTGCGCAAAAACGGCTCCATGGCAACGAAACCGATCGTGCCCGTGGCTGAGGCAACGGAAGCGGAAGTCACTAAAGAGTGCGTGGAGTGGCTAAGACGTCACGGTTGTAGGATGAAGAGGCAGAACAATGGGGCTGGCTATTTGAACGATAGTCCCAATTACGCAACGTACGGTATAACAGGCAGCGCAGATTTTACGGGTATGCTGCCCAGTGGTCGCCGTCTGGAGGTGGAGTTCAAGAAGGGCAGCGGCGGCGTACTCAGCAAGGACCAGATAGATTACATGATTTGGACACGCGGGTGTGGTGGCGCCTACATTTGCGTCCACGGTCTTGAAGAATTAAAAGAAAAAATGAAAAATTTCCTTGACATTTAACTAGAAAGGTGGTAGAATCGGATTATGAAATTTTACTTAATAACTCGAAATGAAAATGGTACCTGTGTTACTCAATACGGGGCCGATAAGATAAACAGCGTGGTGACTAAGCTTATGCAGGATGGATACGTTGAAGATATGGTGGCATTGCGGGGCACTTCTTTTACTGTGCACACTCCAAAGAAATCGTTCAAAGTAATACAGGGATTGACTGTGTGCGTCAACGTAACTGCTGTTGAGGTGGTATAGAAATGAGTAAACGACTTATACATCTCAGTGCGTCATCGATCGGTGATTACAAGGCATGTGTCACGCGGTTCATGGCCAAGTACATTTGTGGTCTTCGGCGGACTGGGCACACGGAGTCGCAGAGACGCGGGCTTATCTGGCATACCCTCCAAGAAATTCTATACGGTAAGCCCGGCGGGCCTTGTCCCCTGTGCTGCGATCCTGGTTTATTAGAAGGCAGTATCATGCCAGGCGCGACATGCGCCGTATGTGACTGTACTGGGGTCATGTTACATGATACAGCTCTAAAGGCTGCGCAGGAACATCTCTGTAAGCATTATGAGCACGTGCCTAGCGGAGTAGAGCCGGAGGCGTACGAGACCGAGCGCGCTAAGCTCCTATACGCATTACACGTCTACAACTGGTACTGGAACATCCAGAGCGATGGTCTTGGGTACGAGGTTGTTGCAACAGAGGTACCATTCAAGTTACCTATCTTGAACCCAGACGGCAATGTGTGCCGCGATGCTATTCTCGTCGGTAAGATTGACAAGATAATACGTTTCGGTGATACGCTTGTCGGTACGATGGAACACAAGTCAACGACCAGGGATATCGACCCGAATGCTGAGTATTGGAACAAGCTAATCATAGACACCCAGACGACTATGTACCCCTATGCACTTGCGAGGATGCAGAAAGAGGGACAGCTTGAGAAGTACGGCATCATGCCAGACCATGAGCTACCCGTGACAACCCTGTACGATGTCACCCGCATGCCAGCCATAAAGATGAAGGCATTGAGCCAGGCAGAGACGAACTCTTTAATCGAGACCGGCGAATATTGCGGGGCTGAGTTCGACATCGATGGATGCGGCATAACAAAGGATGGTAATAAAAAGAACCAATGGTTCAGTGACCGCCCGACAGTCGATGGTTGCTCCGTCACGATAGTCGAGGGAAAGAAGGCCAGTGCGTTCCGGGAAACGGAGAACATGTACGGGGCTCGCGTGTTCAGGGATATGACGGAAAACCCCGAGAAGTATTTCCAACGTAGGGAGATAACGAGGACCACAGACGAGCTTGCCCGATTCGAGGGAGAGATATACTCTATCTACAAACACATCCTGTACTTGCGCAAAACCGGGTATTGGTACAAGTGCGAGGGCTCTTGTGAGCGACCATTCAAATGTGATTACGCGTTGTCTTATTGCTACGTCGGTGAAGAGATAAGCAGAGACAACGTCTTAGAAGGGTTCGAGTTAATTTGGTGAAGAGGCGACTATGGACTTGTGCAGCAACAACCACAAAGAATTGTGTTATAATTCGGGTTTTTGTCCGGCATGCGAGATCAGAGATGAGTTACAAGAAAAGATTGACACCCTCAATGCCTCCCTTGATGAACTGACAGAGGAACTAAAAAAGGAGTTAGAGTGATGACAGAAGTTAAGAAACCGCTACCGAAATTTGACAATGCAGCAGCGAAGGCAGCTAGGTCCAACATGACCAGATCTGTAAAGGACAAAAAGCGCATAAAGAAAAATTTCTCAATCACAGAATTCGCCAACGGCGAGGAAGGGAAAAAGATTATCCTGTACTCTGACTCTGGCATGGGCAAGACTTCCCTGGCCGCTACTCTGCCGAGCCCAGTATTCATTTGCCCAGACAGGGGAATACAGGAATTGGTACACCCACTCGGATTGACATGGCCCATCGTGAAAGACGTGGATACATGGGGCGATTTAAGGGACGTTACCCAAGACTTGTCCCTGTTCAAAGACAAGGAATCGGTAGTATTCGACACTGGCACGGTTGCCCAGAATTCCCTTTGCACTCCATGGGTGGTCGAGAATATACCTAAGGAGAAGGGCGGCAAGGCCAGGAAGATCGCGGATTATGGATACGGAGGTGGGTACGAGCACGTATTCTATGAGATGCTGCTGTGGCAGTCCGATCTCGACGGACTCGTTCGCGCTGGTAAGAACGTGGTGATATTGTGTCAGGCGGCGCAATCGGAAATCGACAAAGCGGGATACGGCAAGTACCTGCAATCGCATCCGGATCTTTTCAACAATAAGAAAGGTCCCGTCATGCCATCCTTCGTGGCGTGGGCCAGTTACGTTTTATACATAGACTGGGCGGATATTAAGATAGACGATCAGAAGCGTGCTATTGCTTCAGATGAGCGGGGTGTGTTTACTAAGCCCGAGATGTTCTTCAAGGCTAAGTCACGCGGTGACGTCTTTGAAGAATACCCGCTCGTGCAGTTCGAGAACAACGCCGACGATACGTTGTGGCGCATTATGTTCGATGGAGATACCGAAGATGACTAGTAAAAATAACCTACCCTTAGATACGTCTGGTGAAAATAGATTCTACAACGGGGTCGAAGTAGACGGACGTGGGCCTATCCCGAATAAATTCCTTGACCGAGAGCTTTGGAGCCGGCTTCCCAAAACCCTGGATGAGCCCACGGTCACAGTTAATGGTGTCGAATTGGTGCCTAAGTCTCTTAGGGAATTTGAAGATGGCGAATAACAGGGTGCAAAGAAATGACAAGTGCCCGTGCGGGAGCGGGCTGAAACACAAAAAATGCCATGGAGACATGCAATTGGCCAATATGGCCACGAGCGCAGCAAAGATTGTAGCAACCATGAACATCGCCCGAAGGGTCTACGACGCTGATCCAGCGACGGAATCCCAGTACCGAGAGGGTACGTTGCAAATGATCAAGGTGCTTAACAATATGCTGCCAGATGGAATCGCGGTCATCATGGTAGACGCGGAAGAGACAGAACCGGAGATCGACAAGCTCGCCGAGAAAGCGGAGTCCGGTTCGTCGCTAGAAGAAGTGCAGCGCGACATGGCGCCGTGCCCGAGTTGCCTCACTATGTTGCCAAATGGCATGATGTGTGCCAAAAGTCAATGCAGAATCGACAGAGTAAAAGGAGAACAGTCATGAACAAAGTATCGTTTGCAGGAACTTTTAAGGGTCGCGTGCTTGAACACGCCTATGGTGAGACGAAAGGTAACGTAGAAGAGGGCAAAGACTCACTTCCGCAACTGATCGTGGACGTAGCACTTGAATGGATCTGGAATGAAAAAGATGAGGGGTGGCAGGATTATGCCGATAATGATGAGCACGCTGTAGCGTACCTGCATCTGTTCAACCATGATGAAGGGGAGTCACTTTACCACGCACAAGTTATGAAGGTGTTCGGATGGGACGGCACGTTGGTTACGGACGTTGACGATATGGGCGTCGATGACAAGATCATTCAAATTCGTGTCGAAGAAAATGATTTCAATGATAAAATTACCCTAAAGGTAAATTGGATCGATGAAGAGGACGCCGTGCCTGGTCAGCGTATCCGGAGATTTAGCGCCGCCGATTTGAAAGCCTCTGCTAGTAAATTCGCTATTCTGTCGAAGAAGAGCAAGGGAGCAGTCAGCAAGCCCAGGGGCAAGAATAAATCAACACCCGCTGCACCTAAGACCCAAGGGGCCTCCCCGGTCGATAAGGCGGAGAAGAACCGTCTTCGCCGCGAACAAGAACTAAAGGACAAGGATGTTAAGGATGCAGCGGCAGAGGTAGCAGCCGTGGAAAACGGCGTCGACAACGGTGACGGCACCACGACCGCGCCCCTCAAGAGAAGTATGCCCAAATTCGGTAATAAGGCTGAGATCAAGGAAGAAGCGGCCTCAACTATGACAGCCGAAGAGGCATGGGGTAAGATCGTCGAAGCAGGCAAGAATAATAATATCTCCGATGGCGACGTCCAGGGTACGTTGTTTGAGGAGCTAGTTGAGGCAACGGGTGAAAAAGAACCGAGCCTTAAAGACGCCACGAATGCGGAATGGCCCGCTATTGTGAAATCGACAATCGCCCGATTCGGTGGTGAGTAACATCCTGAATATGGGGAGGACAGGCGGACGAGACGAAACCCTATGTACGTTCGAACTATAAGTCCTGTCCTCTCCAACTTTAAGGCCTCCAATGAAAAGAACCATAGCCCAGAAATATGAAGCATACCGCCACAACATGACGACCGGTATGTGGAAGGCGATGAGCGAAGAACTCAAGCTTGACGTCTCTATACTCGAAAGGATGGGCGCGGGCTACGTCCCAGGTGATATAACGGATAAAGGTCCGAGATGGCAGAATGCCTGGGTGTTCGCAGAGCGGAATTCAAAAGGTGACGTAACAGGCTTGTTGCTCCGGTACCGAGAAAGTGGAAAAAAGTTTTGCGCCACAGGCTCAAAGCATGGCCTGTATTATGAATATGACCCGTCTAGTGACAGGTCTAAAAAGAGATTCAGGGAGGGTCGCCACGAATGGATGCGAGTAGATAGTGACCTTTACCCACTGAAGGACAAAGGTTGCCCGTTGTGTGGTCGTAAGAAATACTGCATGGTCAGCGCAGATGACCCGTTAGATCCACCCGCTGTTCTATGCACGAAGAAGAAAACCAGAATCCAGCAGTCAACGGGTTGGCTTCACATACTGGATGCTTCTAGGAACATGGGCGGCATCACATCGCCGATGAAGGCCAGTGACGGTCCCGTGCTATGCGTCGAAGGAGCTACGGATTGGGGTGCTGGTCTGACACTCGGGTTCGACACCATAGGGAGGCCGTCTAACCTGGCTGGTATCGAGATGCTACAGAGGATGCCATTTAACGGGAGGCCAATATGGATAATCGGCGAGAACGACAAGACCGTGAACGCCGCAGGAGACATCGACTGGCCAGGAAAAGACGGCGTCGACAAAACCGCGATCAACTTACAGGGGCTCGGGCCGATCATGAAGGTCTATCCCCCGGAGGGTGTGAAGGACTTACATGACTGGCTTGTTCGCGGCCTCGTCAGAGATGACTTCACGGAGTACGTCGAGGAACATGGTGACCGCAGCGAGGAGATTGACCCTGATTTATTTGCAGACAAAGACGTTATAAAAATTGGAAGGCGATTCCTGTCAGAGAACTTTACAGTCGGGGAGTCGCCGACCCTTAGATTCTATTACGGCTCGTGGTACCAGTGGAATGGCTCGTGCTATGAGCAAATCGGTCTACCCGCGGTGCGCGGCTGCATGTATGACTTTTTAGAAGGCAAACAGTTCATAGCGACAGATCCTAGCGGTGTGAAACGGGTTCAACCTTATCTAGTGAGCAGGACTAAAGTATCTGATATAATGGAAGCGTTTACACGCGGGGGATGTCTTATTAAAAACGATCCCCCGTGCTGGACACGGGGTGTAAGCGGTTCGAAACCGGAAAATCTCATTTGTTTTAAGAACGGGGTTATAGATGTCGAGGAATATATCAACGGACGAGTCACCCTACACGAACCTCACCCAGATTTCTTCTCTACTACCTCTTGTCCCTATGATTTTAACGGTGACGCAGACTCCAAATTCGTTGACGATTTCTTGCTCGAAACTTACGGAGGAAACCGAGATTGTGCGGACCTTCTTTGGGAGTGGTGCGGGTACCTGCTTGTTCCAGATACGTCATTTGAGAAAATGATGCTACTACAGGGTAGCCCTAGATCCGGCAAAGGAACAGTTATCGAAATGGCGTCTAACATCGTAGGGGCGGATCAACACTGCACCACTACTCTTAGAGCGATGACAGAGCGATTTGGTCTTCAACCATTCTTGGGTAAACATCTATGTACGTTGGGAGATGTGCGTAACCCTAGTGCAAGTATACTTAGACGCGCCTTGGAATTGATGCTCGGCTTAGTAGGCGGGGACCCTCAGCCTGTAGAGAAAAAAGGGGTAAACGATTTGCCTTTGGTCTACCTAAAAGCTCGGTTTATGCTGGCTATGAACGAGATACTAGCGGTTTCGGACGAAACCGGCGCCATGGAATCCCGCTTGTTGGTGCTCAAGCATTTCGGATCGCACATTAAGGATGAAGATCATAAAATAAAGAAGCGAGTGACGCAAGAAGCCAAAGAGGGCAAGCTTATCGTCAATGCCCTAAACGGCCTGAAACGGTTACGTGCGAACAACCGATTCACGGAACCGAAATCGTCGGGCGAGATCATGGATCAGTTCCGCAGCATGTCGGCACCTGTTTCTACATTCCTACAAGACTGCTGCACGGTGGAATCGGATGGAGTAGCGTGCCTGAACTCGATGTTTGAAGTGTGGTCTGGCTGGTGTAGAATCAATGCGAGGAAGTCCGGTCTACCCGAGCAGTTCTCGAAGTGGTTGCTCGGTCACGTACCGTCAGTGAAGAGGAGCACGTCTCAAAATGGTGAAAGGACTGTGCGAGTCTTCACTGGAATAAAGATACAGGAATGGGCATATGAAAGGTACATAGAATGATCGAAAAAGGCGACTTGGGTTTGTTCGCACATTTATTCATGGAATTTAGTAAAGCGTACTTAAAAACGGATGAAAGTCTTAGAGATGACGCGGACTACGGAGACGTTTTAGACAAGGCGTATAGGGAATACACAGAATGAAACACTTTCGATGTAGAGACGATCTACTCGAACTCGCCTCTGGGCATCCAAGAGAAGCGATCAAGAGAGCGGTCTTGGACGACAACGTGGAGTGCCTGGGGTTCTTCCTCCGATTCTCGGATGAGGACCCCAGGCCCGGATGGGGTTTCCGTGTCAACGGTTTTGGCAACAAGGGAAATTGTTGGGTATACATGGTTGTGTACAAAGGCAGGGGTTTTGTCTATAAGAGTATGGACCGATACCCCCGCCAGATACCGTGGCACTACTGGCATGGCGACGGTGGCTTGAAAGACGGCGACAAACCGAACATATATAAATTTTATAGACAGCTACGGGAGGAAGAAAATGAACACAAAAAAGCCGTTGCCGGACTTCCTAAGAAGAGCCGTTGACGCGCAGCCAGGCTCCACAGAAGCATCGAAGATAAAACTAGGAACCGTGCCTAGCCTGGTGTTTAAGCTGACTCGTACTCGTCCATCCAGGACCACCGTATACAATTGGGCGCGCAAAGGGATAAGTGGTCCCTTTGGTCGTAAGGTAAAATTGAGGTCGTACACGGTGGCAAACACCTTGTTCACGACGAGACAAGACGTGATGGCATTCCTTGAATTAGTTGATGGAGGAGTCAGAAATGATACCGAATGACCAGGCGCACACCAAAGTCATAAGACAGAGGTACGCCAACACCAAGGGAAATCCGGTATTGCGTCTGGCGAGTATGTGGAGGCTGGGGTTTACACCGTTCGCTATTCTGTGGCATCACGAGGGTGCGTACAGTGTGCTGTCGAGAAGTTTCGTAGAGACGATATTCCGGTCGTTGGACAATAAGGTTGCTGCGGGTTCACAAAAAAATTCCCTAGAATACGACGTTTCGTGGTCGCAAGCTAGGGAGATAGATTATGATATCGGTAGGATGTTAGCTGCCGGTCCCACTAATTAGAACCTTATACGATATCAGGCCCAATGGTACGCCGTATGTGAACAGAATCAATTTGATCCACGCCATGTCATTGGACAGTTTCGTGAGTAAATCATGATCATTCTTGTTACTTGTCATCGAAGGATCCTCCTTTTGTTCCTTTTGCTGTCCTGTCCGTATGTCTGTACGCCGACGCCGAGCATGCTCACCATCGTGTCAGCGGTTGCTCTTGGTATGCCGTGTTCCATCACCGATTGTACTACTTCCCTGGTCGATAACGGTGTCACGAGACTCTTGGCTACAGATTTTACCGTGGTTGTTTCCCCGACTACGTTCTGTCTTGCGATTATGTCCCAGGCGGCACCATGCAGCGGTGAAAATTTACTTCGGGTAAAATCGAAAACCACTTCACCCAAATCACGGGAACCTGAACCGGATAACGACCGTACCTCGCCGCTCACGGAACTTTTTGTTTTTCCCGAAATCGCTCTAGATATCAAAACCGCCGTTTGCGACAGCCCCTCGACTACATCGTATCTAGTATTCCCGTTCTTTTCCTTCAGTTTTAAGAAATCGGACGAGTTGGGGTCGTCTTCTACTATGAAGTCTCCTAGCTGGGCGGCTAACCACAGGAATATAGCTTTCCCGGCCAGGTATCGGCCATACTCTGCTAGAAGAAGTCTGCGCGTTTCCTTCTTACCAGGTCCTTGCCACAGATTCTTTCCAAATATGAACTGGAACCTGCTCGATATCCATCGTGGTGAGAAGAAAGCTGCGTTAAGCAACGGTGCGTTTTTCTCCAAACTCCCTAGGCTACCGCGCCCTGTTGTCACGTTGACGAAGTCCGCCAGGTTGTCTAGCGCCGCTGTTTGATCAACAGACGGGTCCGGGGGGAACGCCCTAAGCAGCGCGCTAAACGAATCCATGCGAACTTGGTTGAGAATAGCCGTATATGCCCTATTACTGTGCGATATGATAGGTATGTGCCGCGACCATTCGGACCTTATGTTTTCTTCTCCCAACGTAACATCGCCATCTGGGTCACTGAAAAATATGCTGTGCCTAACGGCTAAATCGTAGTCCTCTAATTCTTGTATATCGTCGAAGGCTTTCCGCGATCCTTTCTTCGTCGCCAGGGCACGAATCATGGTGGGAAACGCTTTGGCTGTCCTTATAGGATGCATAGCCAACTGGATACCCCCCTGCCGTCCGAAGCCGGAAATATCGACACTGGTGGTTATGGACTTGGTCAAGTTGTGCAGCTCACTAACGACTTGTCCAAATATAGACCGGGGTCTCAACCTCCCAACGTGCCTATCAATTCTCTGTTGTAGCAGCTTTTTTTCTGAGGCGAGCTTAAGGTGTTCCGCAGATTTCCGCGGTATATCGAACCGTTCCCCACTCTGGGGCAACTCTCCGGTCTTCTGCATTCGTTTAAGTTTCGCATCGAGGGCAGCTACCTGTTCAGTGAGCCTCTGCACCTGGGCGGGCTCCGTCTTCTTTAGATGAGCCTTTAAGTCTGCCACTTGGCCCCGCAACACCTTTATAGCGTTCGGCTGCTCGGTCTTCTTCTTCGCCGTTTCAATCGGAAGCCGCCCCTCTGTGATCGCGTTTGCGAGTTCTTTCCCCGTTGCGTCCAGGTTTTTATTGGTCCTCGCTTCACGTTTTATAGCGGCAAGCCGCCTCTTAACGTCGACCACAGCTTTCTTTCGTGACTCAAGAACTTCTACGATGGAATCCACGATGTCGTCACGCGTGACGCTGGGTAGATCCTCCGCGATGACGTCTAGGGCACCGTCTATATTTTGGACCGACGCATCTTCCTGTACGACGGCCACAACAAGATCGTGCAGCAACTGAGAAAAATCGGAACAATCCTTAGCCACCGTAGCACCCCCTTTCGATCAAACTCTTGAGATCGGTCAAGATTTCGGCTTTCGTTCGCACATTCTTACTCTTGGCGCGTTTTACAACAGCCTCGTTTAGTACCGACTTCTTGTACTTCGTCTGCTCGGCCTTCAGCCTCTTATCTGTATCGCTCAGTTCATTCACGTTGGTTCGGACTCGTTCCTTGGCGTGTTCAGTAAGCTCTTGACCCGCCGCTGCTCTGGCCCGTGCTTGGATAGTGGCAAGGTCGTAACTCTTATCGAGTGTCAGCTTTCTCGCCACGAAATCCTTTCCCTCTTCCGAACCAGATTTTATAACGGCGGCGCTTAACGTGTTGAATTCCCTCACGAATTGGTTCATTTGTTCCAGGGCGATCCTGTCTGACGCGATCGGTTGCCCGCCAAGGCTGTCGTTTACCCGGTCTATCCCAACTTTCAACTCTACCATTCTTTGTACAAGGGCTCCGGTTGCGACACGATCTATGGCTCTGGGGTCTTTGTTTACCGATGCTGCAATCGCTGACGCTTTTTCAACAAGGCCACTATCGATAGCCCGCTGCCGCGTTTGCAAGAAGTCTTCGCCTCCTTTGGTAAGAATCGGCGATAGGCCCATCGCTTCCCTATCTTGGTTTACCATCTTTGTCCTGGCAGATGTTACCTCCGCGAGTGTTTTCTTGACTGGTGGCATGTCTTCAGGCCTGGTTCCCACGCTCAGATTTGCGGGCGGCTCGGTGACCGGAGTGCTGGCGTCCGCAGCGAGGACCGGTTCTCCTCCCTGTGACTCCTCACCTTTGGCTATATCTCGCAGGGCCGCGGTGTTGGTGGCCCCGAGGTCAATGCCGGCATCAGCGGCGGCTTCCGCATCGGCGACGGCTTTAGATCGCAAACCCTGTACAGCTCCACGGACACCGCCCGGTCCTAGGCCTAGCACTGCGCCGCCAATGGCGGAACCGATTGTCCGGCCGACAGGGTCAACCGCCGCGGTACCTCCCATGATCTCAGGCAGCCAGATCGGTGCCTGTTCTTGTAGGGCCTCCGTCATGGCCTCCTTTATCATTGTGGCGGGCAGTTCCTTTAAGGCGCCGCTCACGGTCGTCTTGGCTATCACGCTCTTGGTTACCTTGGCTTTGAGGGCCGAGAACACTTTTTTACTGAGCTGAAAGGCGGTCTTAAGCTGAAATGTTTCCAGCGCAGTATTGATTACACCGATTACATCCCCTGCGAATCGGGCCTCCCCTTCAGAAAGATTGCGCTTCTTGGCTTCCGTGTAGCCCGAGTATCCTTCATTAACACCAATGGACGCCATGCCCAGCACTGGGTTCACCAGGCCTAGTATCGTGGCCTCCACCATCACGGGGAGTGCCTCACCGCCCAGGCTCCCGACCCAACCAGCTATGCCGGAATCGGGGTCACGTTGTAGTTCGGGAGCTTCCGCCCCTTCAGCTACCTGTTTAGCTGCGAAGGCGCCAGCTTCCGTCAGCTTCCGAAATTCCGGCGACAGTCGCTTTAACGCCGCAGTAGGTAGTAGACCGAGAGCACCCACCCCCCGGTTCAGGACAAAGTCCATCGTCGCGGCCTTTATCATTATACCGCCACGCTCCAGACCCCTCCCACCTTCCACGCCGAACCGGTTGTACCAGGCTTTCTGACTTATGGGGGTCTCTAAATCGCCACTCTTGGCGACACCACCACCATTCTTGGCGGCACCGCCCCCCCTAAACGAGCGCATAACCTCCCCGCGAAAGAGCCTACCTTCCTTGGTTTTACCCCCGCCAAGGCGGAAATACTCCGTCTTTTGGTCATCTGACACTATGCCGAGTTTCCTGTCTAAGTCGTCAAAGGAGTCGGTAGGCCTGTTCACTTGGATGGGCGGAGCCACAGGCTGTGTAGCGGCGGAGAAACCAAGTTTACTATCTAGGTCATCAAAAAAGCCCATAGGTCCTCCTATCTGAGTTCCAACCCGTTCGCCGCCTCTTCCTGTGACATCCCGGCTCTGCGCCTACGCAGGTATTCTGTTTCTGCGGCTTTTGTCGTCGCTCGCTTCTTCGCGATAGTGTTAGCTACTGCGGAACTCATTACACGTTCACCGACGGTTGATCCTTCACTGTTGGTTCTACCAAATGTCCGCAACATGTTTTCAGTGCTCTTACTCGAAATACCAAATGTTTCCCGTTCTGCTATTATAGCACGCCGGATGTTGTTCAGGAAACTCTTCGTCTTTCTGAATTCTGCCATGGCCGCCGGGTCGTCGCCGGTTACTGTAGTGGTTTGTAATTTAGGATTGTACACGGATGTCGCTACTATGGAGAAATCATCCGTTAAGGGGCCGTCTTTTTTAGAGAGAGTGGTCACTTCTCGCGGTGGCCCAAGGGCAAGTCCCTTACCTTTGGTTTCTGTTTGGGTCCTAAACCTATCTTGATCCGCCTGCACCTGGCTTTCTAGTTTCTGTAGGGCGTTGAACTGAGCAAACGGGTTGACCTGTTTGCCCTTCTCCGGGATCGGGGAAAACAGGTCACCGAATTCTTTGCCAAACGCGGTCCGAGATATTAGGTTTCGGGCTGCGGCGATTTGCCCCTCGTCAAGGATGCCTTGGGATATCAGGTCTTCTATACGGCCCATAAGACCAATCTTTTGCTGGTGATCCTGGTACAAGTCTTCTGCCTGTTTTTTGTGACCGGCTTCAAGCTTCTGGGCTGCGGCGAGGTATTTTTCTTGACCCATTGCTTTCCTTTGTTTGTTTATAAGCCGTCGCTGTATGTTCGTTTTCCGTTGTAAGTTATCGAACTGACTCCGTACTTCTTGCTGCGCGAACGTCCCCGGGTCAATCTGATTCAGCGGTTCGGGTTGCGGCTGCGGCTGTTGTGGGTTTTCGATCAGCATGTCGCGTGTAGGACCTGTCACGCTATTCGGACCTGGCGCGTCTCCTACCGGAACCCACGTACCATCGTTAAGTTGTACCATACCCTGTGGCATTATTCCACCTCTTTCCCATCGGGTTCCGGGATCGGCTTGATGCTTTGTTTGAATATAGCCAGAGGAACCAACTCCTCATCTGTCACTTTGTCGTGGGCCAATAACTTGTTCAGAATAGCACTAAGTGCCGTCAGTCCGTCTTTATCTGCCTGGATCTCCATGATAACCCCTTATATTATGTAGTAACCCGTTAAAATTGCACGTCCGCTATTTGTCCACTCAGTCTCTTGTACGCGTGATGGTCCTGATGTCCCATCCCAAAGGTACATCTCGATCCGAGCGGAAGTCCCAGCCACAATTCCCGTTAGTGTATATCCCGCCGGGATCGCCAACCCACTAGAGAATCCCATATTTATTGTCCCGGAGTTAGAAGCGCTCGTAAATGGCAACGCCTCAATGCTCATACTGCCCGTACGAGAGGCTATTGAAGCTGTCAATATGTCTACTGAGAAAAATACCGATCTACCAATCTTAGTATAAAAACCACTCTGAATAGTATATGTTATTGTGCCGGAACCGCCTGTGAATACCACTGTAGGAGTGAACGTTCCCTCCTCGTAATCATCGAGCGTGTTAGCATTTGAACTTGGAACTTGTGTGGCTGGGAATACTATTTGACCCCCAGTTAGAGTCAAGTTCGTGAACGTAGGACTATTCCCGGTATCCAATCCTAAGTCAGCCCTAGCCAATGCCGCCGTGGTATTAGCAATCAACGTCCTACCGAATGACGGCAGGTCAGCAGCCACGTGTACGTTGTCAGCGGAAGTGTAGTACATCTTATCGGCTGCCATAGACACGGCGGCCAGGTTGTTGAGCCCAGTGTCGAACGCCTGAACGTCTGACCCTATAGACACACCGATAGACGTTCTTAGCGTAGACCCCGACTCGGCAACGGGGTCCGTAGTTCCATCCCCCACAATCATTTCACTATCTGCCAGGACGGCCATAGCTGTAATAGCCCCGGTACCCGATCCTAGCAGAACACCGCCGTCTGTAAAGCTTCCAGCCCCCATCCCCCCGTTAGGAACAGTCAACACATTAGTCAGAGTTACCACCTGAGAGGAGTTAATCCGCATAGCTTCAACACTAGAACCCGTAGAAAATGCTATCTCCCCAGCCGCATAATCAGTGGCGAGTTTCATTGTATTATTGCTGGAACTCTCCATGCCCCAAAACCCTACCCTGTTCGTATTATTCCCGCGATAAAGCTCTATCAGAGTTGCTACTGCTAGGTCCGTTGCAGCATCTGAATCTGACAGTCTTATCGTTGGGACTACACTCTCTATATGCAGGTCTTTTCGAGGGCTCCCCGTGCCTATGCCTACGCTGCCGTCCCTATTGATTCTGACTCGCTCTGTGGCACTTGTTGCACCAACCGGTGTTGTATGGAAGGCAAGTGATGTAGGAGATGAAGTATTTGTCCAATTATCAAATGGCACAGCTTGGATGAGTGCCACCACTTCCTCGGAACCATCTTCACCTCCTTGGAATTGAATCGTTCCAACATCTTGGTTGAAGTCCACGAAAGCATCAACTCGTTTAAGGACAATATCCGCAGAAGCATCTGACCTGCTAATGGTTAATGCGTTAGAGAATGTCCATACCCCGCCGATAGTCTCAGCGGCAGTCTTGTCTAGCAGGTTTGCCTCAACTATTCCACCATGGGAGGTCGCTGTGAGTGCACCCGCGACGGACATATCCCCGGCTACCGTGACATTCTGAGAAGCGTCAATAAAAATAGCACTAGTATTATTAGTCTGGATATTTAAGGGATCATTTGTGACGGTCCCCATGATTCCACCAGCAGAGGAAGCAAAAAGAAATATCTCAACAACATTTGTGCTGTCTTTAACTGATAAATTACTTGGGCCAGCTCTTGTTACTAATAAATCGGTTGCCGTTATCGCAGATGCACCTGTTCCTGCTCCCACATGAACCAATTCTTGAGCACTTGCTGTTCCAAAACTAACTCTCCCATTCGTCGTATCCACATTCAGGACGGGCGTTCCGCCGTTAGCGTCTAGGACTTGAAGGAACGTCGTAGAATCTGCATTGGGTTGGAACACCACGGAGTCAGAAGCCAGCACTGCCGCGTTCGTAATGGTAGCCCCAGCGAATGTGGGGCTGGCCCCCGTATGGATATCTTGTGGAGCGGAGAGAGTAATCGATCCATCAGCGTCATCGGTCACAATGATTTGATTGGTTGTACCTGCTACCAAATCGACAAGATCCTTAGAGGCCAGTGTCTTAGACGCATTGGTCCACACTAATCGAGAAGCGGCAAGACCGGTTAGGGTCAGTCCAACCTGGGTCGGCGAACTACTCGCCCCGAGCTTTTGCACGATCTGCTGTATGGCTGTTCGCACGTCTTTATGGACCACGCGCGGCGAGGGTATGAGTATGCCTATATTCTGTTTAGCCATGACCCTTACCTCCCACTGGCAGCGACGTGAGCTTCTGCTTGTTGTTTAGTACCCCTGTCAAGCGGTTCAACTGCTCTCCTGGGGCGGGTTTTAACCTTTCCATGCACGTCGACGTAGTAAAATGGATTGCGCTTTCGGGTGGCATAGTCAAGTTTCTGCGGGGGCAATGTCTGGTTAGCACCTTCTTTAAGTCCAGCCCCGATACCTTCTTTAAGTCCAGCCCCGGCCATCGCAAATTGATTTCCTCCTTGGCCACGCAGTGTACCCTCCATGCCTTGTAGATCAAATTTGAAGGGACCAAAGACACTACCCCCTATTCCACCGCCGCCACCGCTTCCGGCACGACTCCCACCGCCGCCGCTCCTTTGAGATTGATCAGCCCGCAACGTCCGGTCGGCGGATCTGTCACTAGCGCCCTGCAACAGGCCCATGTATTGAAGGAGCAGGCGGTTTGTGTCTAACTGGGTACTCGATGCGAGGCCTGTCTTTGCCTGGGTTGCTTGATTTTGTATACCGGCTGTCAGACCACCAGCTACGGACGTCCCAGATAAACCACTACCGATAATGTTCGAGACCCCCTGCTCCACTGCTTTGTTCGCCTGTGTGTCGATTATCCCGCCTTGGGTATCTAAGAATTGCTGCTGACTGCCCATTAGCATTTTCTTTATTTCTTCGAAGTCCGGCAGAGAATTGGCGGAACCTGTTGCCGAAGACAAAGGGGATATGCCGCTTGTTGGTTTCGTCGGAAAGGAATTGTGTAATGACATGTCCCGCTCCTTAATTTATGGCGTCTAGGCTTACTTTCTCTACGGAGAATGATTCGCCTGCTGTGTTGTTTCCTACGACGATACCGAACCACCGCCCACGTATTTTCCTGCGATCGACATTTCCCTTACGGTGTCCTGCCGCTTTATGCGTCTTCGTGTATTTCGGTGTAGCCCCGGTCGTCATGTCTTTCACGATCTTGTCCGGGTTGTCCGCAGCATACACCTTAATAGTAACGTCATCAGAATCATCGGAAGCGTTGTCATTGGCACCGCCTAGTTCTACATCAATGTTCGACACGCGACCAGCTTTGCGCACAGTTTCCATCGTCTTGAATGGCCCGAACCCAACCTGCGCATCTATCGCTTCATCGGTTGCCCCGATGTCGTCACTCTTCTGCGTTGAATCATATCGCCTCACATAACCGTCATTACACCCGAACAGCAAACCGGAATTAGCTGGATCATCTGCCTCAAATCTCCACATGCTGAAAAACGATGCCTCCTCCGGATATTCGTCAATGAAGATCCCACCGGTTCGCATGTCGTACCACCACACAGTATTAGTACCATCAGCGGTTGTGACCTTGCTTATCAGGACACCGAAGTTCTCCGGGTCGTATTTCACAATTATTCTATGAATAGTCGGATCGTAGGCTATGTCTTTAATCCAATCAGGATACGTCTTGCTCGTAAGGTTTTGTGCCGGTCCAAAACCTCTCGGAATTATAAGTAGGCCCTCAGTCGATACCATAAATAGATTGCCCTCATCGTCCCAATCCCACGCTCTCGCAGCCAGTAAACCAGTGTTGCGCAGTTTGTTTAATTCTCCACCGGCAGTTGGGTTCCCGATCATGACGTAAAGCGAACCGGACCCGCCCATAACCATGTAGTCATCCGAATATGAGATCATATCGATAAGGATATCTCCCACCTCACCGGCATCGGTGTCATTACCCTTGACACTGGAACCGACGTCGTCTATACCGAACTTCCAGTCCCACGGATTGTTTTGCCGAGACGCATGCCACTGATGTGGAGATTGGCCGTTGTTCACCCATACTCGCCCGATATGCAATTCCACAAGATCGGCTTCGTCTGGTAATGTGCCGTACGTAGTCGTGTCATTCGCATAAACGGTCCAATCGTACCAGAATGGCCCCGTTGCTTCGGCGGAGTTGGTAACGAAAGATACTGCGTTACCAGCAGTATTGGTCCCGGTCACCGTCTCCCCGCTTGAAAAGGAAGCGGTCGTTAAGCTACTTCCGTATAGAGTCGTGGCGCCAGTATTTGCGTTTATGTAGTCGACTGACATCTTGGCACTCGAGGTACCCCCCGTGAGGATGTTGCCGTGGTTCGGGGCGTTCGCGGAAGAGCCCAATGAAGCGGTTGTTATCTTTACATTTATAAAGTCCGCTACTTTGAGATTGGGGCCATTCGCCACGAACACTTTTCCATATGCCTCGGTGGCGGATAGAGGCTGTCCCGTATCGATGTCACCGTCAGCAGCCGTGAGTTCGGTCATGGCTGCGGGTGTTGACCCAGTGAAGACCTTATTAGCAGAGAAAGTTACGAGTTTGCGTGTGTACTTTACATCACTTGGTGTGAAGTCGGCAGCTGAGACAAGGTCTCCGCGCATTTCAAAATAAGTGGTGAAGTTAAGAGTGTGTGTCCACGCTACGAAATCAGTTGAGTGAATCCTGTCGCCAATAACCAAAAGTGTTATGGATGCGTGCGTTTTAAGGTCATTAGAGGCCACGTCAGCTGTCACTATAAAACAATATGAGCCACCAAACACCATAGACCCCGTAGTTGCAGAAGTAAAGGTGAATATCTGCGGCCCCTCAGCCCCAAAATTAGTCGCAGGAAAAGTCATAGACGCTAAAGAATTTCCTGTTGGCTCGTCACTCCCGTCTGCGGCATAGATATTTACAGTTCCGCTGTGCGAAGTAGTCGACGACATACGAACAGTAACTCCAGTCGGTGTGAAAGCATCTCCAGCGACGCCGCCAGTCACTGTAAATACATTGCCATTGTGTACATCCGGGTCAAAGTCCCTAGCAGTGCTACCACTCACGAAAATTGCTTCTGCTATAACCGCCATTAACTCACCACCGTCACTTGGACTATTTCCACAATCGGAGAAGGCGTATTAGAATCACTCAATAAAATTGTAGACCATTTGTCCACCGGCGGTCTCTGCCCGCCTCTCGCCCGGTCGCCTAAAGGCTCAACGGGGCGCATATTCTTTATATGCGGCGTGGTTCCTTCTGGTTGCGAACCTGCGCGCACACCCTTGTGGAATCCTTGAAGCGGGAATTCTAGTTCCATAGTAAGATGCGCGACCCCAGTTATTAGCCAGGGTCGCCCCACAATCTCTTGTTAGCGTCCGGTAATTTCGTAGAATGCAGCCTCGTCGCCGAAGTACTCCACCTTGACAGCGTAAACATCAACATTATCCGTAGTGTGTGCGCCCGTGGTGAACACAAACGTCACGGCATCCCCCGGATTCAAGGCTTGGCCCTCAACCGTGATCTCTACCCATGCGGCGTTGACCGTATCGGTTGGTATCGCGGCGGATATGGTCGGATCTAAGTCAGCAGACAGAGCTGTGCCAGCACGTTTACGAAACAGCGTGGCGTCGATTGTCGGCGTGTCGGTATCGCCCGAAGACTTGACCAGGAACCGGACATACATCCGGTCTATAATCGGATTGTACGTGCTTGGTACAAGGAACGTGAGGTCACCAAGAGTCGTCTGACTGGACGATACCCGCAACCCTTCAAAGTTCGTTTCCAATGATTCTCTTGAAGGTTCAGTCGAAGCGGTCGGGATAAGGCCTAGTGCTCTGACGGAATTGATGTCAACCCCAAGAAGCTCGATTCTGTGGGTGCGCCCGCCGGAAACATCTAGGTCCGGCAGATTAAAGCGTCCTCCACTCATTATATTCTCCTTTTATAACGTGTTGTAGGTTATGTTCTCTCGTACGCGGCGGTAGGCCCTACGGGGGCCATTTGACCACGGCCCTAGGAGCCTAGGGGCGCTGTTACCATCTAGGTCCCATGCACCGGGTAGCGCCACGTCGTTGAAGTATGTTATGTGCCGTGTTCCCAGCTCGGCGTCTTCTGCCTCCATTTCTGCTTTGGCTAGGCATGCCTCGCGGACCGCCTCGTCTAGTACGAACGGCGTTTGCAGCATGTTGGTGGCTGGCTCCACTAGGTACAGGCTACCGGTGACAGGGTCGGTTCCAGCGGGGGCGCCTTCTTGATCTAGCCAATCGGCAACTGTGAAAGCACCCGTGCTTCCCGTATAATCTGTCACAGTAGCGGAACTTAGTTTGCCAGTCCCAGATATAATGCGCACGACCCAGGTATTGAAGAAATCATCTGGCTCCGTCCTCGAACTGTCTGTGATCGACGTAGTAGACGCACCAGTCGCCGTCCCGCCCTCCATCTGGAACCGGTCAAACTGCATAAGGTGCGGAAAGAAAACTGTCTCAGTCGTATGTGGTGTCGGGAACAATATCATTTCCCATCTGCGGCTGGCTGCTAAAGCTGGCCCTGTCATTTGATACGGCACGATGGCAACGAACTGCGGGTACCCGGTCTGGCTGGTCGTTGTCTCCCTGCGCTCGTTTATGAATGCTTCATCTCGCCACTCAATCCTAGTATTGTGAGCCGATGCGGCGATATAGTGAATCTTACCCGCCGTCTGCCCGCAGTACGAGGCATCCAGCAAGTATCTAGCAGCGTCGCTATCTATGTTGTTGACACCGCCACCCGTAGCATCAAACGTCACTTGCAAATTTCTACGCATCCACCTCCACTTTGCGTTGCTTGGAGGCCTGCTGACTAACATTCTGATTCCTTCAGCAACTATCCTCTTGGACTCCTCAAAGTTAAACGCGTCGTCAACTGGGATGTACGGCAGACCGCCGGAGTCATACGAGGCCACGCCGTAGTATTGGGCAACGCGCTTCACGAGGTCGCGGAAGTTAAGTACACTCGTAGGCTCGGCCATATTTATCTCCTAAAAGAAGTGGGCGGGGGTTATTTACACTAGGAGCGTTAACCCCGGTCATACCTAGTAGACCTTTCTTTTACCCACCATATAAACTACGGTTACGCCGCAGGTTGGAATACCTGAATCCAGTCCATAGTCACCGTAAAGTCAGCCGCATTGGCAGCCGATAGCCAGAGCGACGGAAAGAAAATCGCCGCCGTGGGGAAGTCCGCCGCCGCGATGTCTACAGCACTGATAGCCGTACCACTCGCCACACCGTCGAGGTACATGGCGATAGTCGTGCCATTGTGGTACAGGCCGAACGTATTATACGTATCGGCCGCGGGAACAGCGAATGCCGCATCGTGCTCATTTTGAGTCTGGCCACTCTCGTCGTAGATGACGCCGATAGCATTACCGTCCGCCTCTTTGAGTGCGAATCCGAGGATTCCGCCGTCGATAGGCGCACCAGCATCAGTCAAGGCATCTTCCAGAGTAATCTGGGAAATGGCCAAACCAACGACGTAGTTCGCCAAGGTATTCGTGATAAGAGACTGTTTAATGCGAACCTCGAACCCCCAGGGATTGCCACCGGAGATAGTGATCGGCACGTTCCACTGGGCACACGCTTTCTGATGATCGGTCACGGTGATGAAACGCAGCTCACCAGTGGCGCCGGGACCCATGTAAATCTGTTCCGTATCCGTCTTGCCGTCAGCCGTAGCGGCATAGGTAGCAGAGACATACTTGTGGGTCGGCATACCTTCGGCACCATGTGTGAAGTCCGTACGAAGATAAGATCCCGAGAACTCGTCATCCTTGGCCGCGCTTAGGTCGAAATTATCCCAGATAGCTGCCGTAGGAAGCTCTGTAGTCGCACGCGAGCGTACGGACACCTCTGCACCCTCGACGTTGGTCTGCAACAGGGCCTGTACCAAACCAGCGGTACTGGATCGATCCACAGTCTGCATGGCCCGAGCGATGGGTCTTCCCTCGATCACGCCGCCCGCGACGTGGCTGTTGTCTTGCAGGGTCAGTATAGTAACATCGATCGTACAGTTCTGATCGGTCCAAATCGGTACTTTTTGACCATCAGCAGTGGGCACGTAAATATCCATCAGGCGGGTACCGCCATCTGCGACGATTTTCCCGTCATGCTCTTCTGTTAGAGCGCCAGCGTAATTCTTGGCATTACCGTCGTTAATTTGAACACGAGTTGCCCGCTCCCCGTCAACGTCGGTCGCGGTACCCTGATTCTGATCATAAACCACTTGCCACCCGCCACGAACAGTCACCGAAGAACCGGTGTTGTTCTCAAACATGACCCGCTTCTTAGAGACTTTTTCACTTTTGTATGTGACTTGACTCATTTGAGTCCTCCTGGGGAGTTGATCCCCGTTTGCGGGGGAGGGTTGACCTCCCTCCGCGTTGGAAATACTAATTCTTAGGCTTTTTAGGCTTCTTAGGCTTCTTAGGCTTCTTAGGCTTCTTAGGCTTCTGTTGCCCGTTCAATAATTTGATTGCGCCTCTAAGTGACAATGGGTTTGTGCATGACAAAACCGGCTCTTCGACGGTTGGTACACAGGTTGTTGTGGGACCCGTCCAAAAAGATGGTATACGCCGTATGCTGACGACGATCAGTCATGGGTTCCTCTTCGTGCATCCAGTCATCAGCCATAACGACGGGCTTGAAGAAGGCAAAATCGACCGTGTAAATAGGGTCAGTTGTGGTTCCAGTCACGGGATCAGTCACACCATCAAGCTCTTCACCAGGATAGACGACGGGCAAGCGGTTGATCATGGCCAATCCATCATCGTTCATGCGAACATTGGACATGATATCCTTGCCAGTATGGTTGTCGTCCTTGCTGTCGGCAAGACGCATGATCTCACTCATAGCCTGAAACCCAGTATAAATGCGCTTGGAATTCGCAGTTTCGCTACTGGGGTCCTGCACGTTGATTGGTGCCTTGAAACGCGTGCGCAAAAACGCGATGCGGTAGGTATCGATGAAGTTAGCGTTAATCTGGGTGTACGTTGCGGCATAGTTACGCCAACGCGCGAACGTGGACGCATCCAAACCTGCGCAGGAAGTACCAGTAGAACCGTCCTGATAGCGGATGGTCTGGCCACTGAACCCGGCCCCCGTGGTATCGGCGTTCAGCATGTTCAAGTAATAAGGTACCCCGTAAGGGTACAGGTCATCACTTGCACTGGTAGGAGTCTTCCAGGCTCTCTCTTCGATCAGGTTCGCCAGGGACCACAGGCCGTCATACCGGCGGGTCTTGACCATATCGACGAACGCTGCGGGTTGCCGGTTACGCAAGATTTCTCTACGATCCCAGGAATACTCCGTACCAATTTGAACCCAGGGCACAGTGATCGTTTGCACGACATCGTTGACAGTAGGCTCGTCAGTATCATACAGCCGACGATACCTGGCCGCTCCAGTGTGGTCGAGCATCACGCGGCGACTGATAGCGGTACCACTCTCGATCTCCATTCTCTCATTCTGGTAAATCCGAGAGAATTCATACTCGGGATGGTCCCACATTATTTCTATTTCTTGTTTGGGCAAATCTTCCAACGTGGTGGCGATAAGGTCCGCCAACTGCGCATTTTTCACAGCCATTTACTATCCTCCATTACCAAAAACTTTGGCCAGGGCTCTACCAGTCTTTTCCACCAACTCCTCGTGAGTTTTGGGTTTGCCAGCGGACCTCGTAGAACTACCTGTCCTCTTACTATCTGATGGGCGCACAACGCGTGACTTGCTTCGCTTTTTTACACTTTTGATAAGGCTATCACGAGCCATGACTGCGGCCATCGGTTCCGACACTATGTTATGCGCCATATTTAGCGCATCGTCCAGCGTCACGTCTTTACCATTAAACTGGGCACCGAGCATTATATTCTCTGAAATCTCTAGTACCTTTTCCCTGTTCATCCTCTGTGCGATCGGCAAATTGTGCCACGCCAGGTCCGTTTCCGGTAGCACCCCATAGAGCATATCGTACTGCTTGACATCGTCCGTTCGGAAGAAGTCTGAAGTCTGCTTTACTTCATTCGTCTTACGAGCGTTTTCAAGTTGCAACATGTCCGCGTCATGCGATGACAATCGTCTGTTTACGTCATTCAATTGACCGTTGAGGTCACCGATCATATCATGCTGTTGCCTGTACACCCGAATGAGCGGGTCGTTTGCCCCGTGTTCAGCTTCATAGGCCGCCAACTCGTCGGGACTTAAACCTGGAAGTTGCGTCGGGGCACCTTGGGGGGTACGCCCGTTTGGTTGCCCACTGCCGCCGTACTGCTCTTCAAGTTCCTTCATTCGACGGCCAGCATCTGCGTACCATGACGACTGCTGGTTCGACTTTGCATGCAGGTTCTTTAAGAATCTATCCGTAGCTTCCGGGCCATTGGACTTAAGCATATTAACGATGTCGTCCTTTGTCCACTGGTGTTCCGCAGCCGAGCGAAGATATACTTCTGAGATGTCATAATCATCGTCACCTGCTTCGCCTGTAGGATCTGGATCTGGATCTGGATCTGGATCTGGATCTGGATCTGGATCTGGATCTGGATCTGGATCTGGATCTGGATCTAGTTTGTTCTCACGGGGTACAATACGCTTCCCTCGCTCCCCGTCTCCATCTCCGTCTTCGAAGAGTTCGCTCAGCCCCTCGCCAACTTTCGCTAAAAGTTTGGGGTCGATTACGGCGTTAGGTTGCGAGCTGATAGGTACTGACGGTTCTTCTCGCGGTCCCAATTTTTCCATTGTTGCGTCTCCAATAAGCTGCCCGGCGTACCGGGGGTAGGTTACTTAGATGCTAGTGTTACTGTTTTCCTTTTCCTTCTACCCGATTGCTTGACGTGACCAGTCTGTTCGAGGTACTCATCGTGATCCGGGTAATTCTCGAATACTGGTCGGCACTTCTCGTCTAGCGGTATCTTTGGGTAAAGACGTCTATGTTCCTCGACCTGCTCCGGGTGGATAGCCAATGAATCTGAGTGTATCGGCTTAGTGTAAGAATCTTTGTACACTCTCGGCATACCGGCATGCCAATCCCGAACCAGTTTCGCGCTACAATTTATACACGTCTTGTCCTTTCCCTTTAATTCAGCATACGGACAAACGAAGTCAACCGTGAGCCCACACCCTTCGCACTTGAATGGATATATCATGCTCTGCCCCCTTAATAGTTACATGCCCATTTTCTTCATCTTATTACCGACCTTCTCGACGGCGGCGAACTTACCCTCCGCCTCCGTCAATTTCGTCTTCTTATGAACCAAGTACGCTTTCATGTACTTGACCATCTTGGGATCGTCCATGTACTCTTGTGCTTCTGTCACTTTGTCAAGCGCGCTTTCTACCATATATTTGGAGTACTTGTTCTCCTTATAAGGCACAGCGTTCTTACTCGACTTGTCCTCTTCGTAGTAATGGTCTGGCATTACAATCCCCCTTGGAATCCGCTCTGTGCGTCGTTCGCTCCCGTCTGTTCACTGGACCTCCTATCCTGCATTGGGCTGGTAGGTCCTGATACCCCACCAACCGCGGCACCATTCTGCGCAATAGCCCCGTCCATTCCGGCTTTCATGGGACCTTGAGGCCCGAGTATGGAAGCAAGTTGCAGCTTCTGCATATACTCAGGATCCTCGAACCAATCGTGTACCTCGTCAAGGATACCCATGTTCTCGGCAATATCGGACAGCGCCTTCGCGATATTAAACGGCGTTCCAGCTTCCGTCATAAGAGTCCGACCCGCCATAACGACACTCGGTATTACTGAGGTTGAAAACTCCATGATCAGTTGCGACAGCTGCCTCGGATCCTTAATTTCCATGGACCTTTGTTTTATATCGAAAATGTAATCCTCTGGCATGCCACGGCGCTGCTCTGGTGTAAGGGTTAACTGCGCATGGTCACCACTCTGTCTTCGGTATGGAATCGGTATGCTTATCAAAGGATCGTGGTGCATAAACCACGCCTCTTTGCGTGACAACTCACCTGCTGCATCATACAGCATGCCCCGGCCATCTTCTAGGCCTACGTTTGAATTCTGCTGCATGTTATTTGACTGAGTCGCGGTCTTAGCGTTCGCTGCGACCCCGGCCATCTGGTCAGGATTGCCAGACATGTAATTAGACCACAAACGAAGACCGGTTATATAGTCATCGTCACCAGCCTCGCGCCCACCAATAGTCAGTGCGCTTAGATTCTTTGGGTCGCCCTGCACGATGTCACCGTCATCCGCGTCCCTGAAGTCCTCGGCCTCATCGACGCCTGTGGGGTCCACTACACCGATGGTCTTTTGGTTCATCTGGCGGGCCATGGTCTTGACCATCATTTGGTTGGCCATTAAATTCAGGTCGTACCACATACCTACGGGCGCTACCGGGAACGGATTATCTGGCACGGGCTGCGTCATGGATAGAAACGTATATGGTCCGTCTTTTGGTCCAAAGTACTCGTGAACCGCCAGGTAATCGTCAAACGATATTTGCCGAGGATCGGGTATAACCACCACGGCATCAGCATCGGGGGCATATAAATAGACGATGTCAACGAAGTCTTGCAGCTCCTGTATCTCGTTGTGTGGCATGTTCCTTTTCGTCATTTCGGCCACTCTTTTTTCAACATCAGCGTGCTTACTAGATGGCAACTGCATGATAAGGTCGTGGTCATACTCGTTGTTATCTAGCAGTATCTGTCTAGGGGCGCGGATTTTATCCCCCAGGAACGCGGCCTTGTCCCACGACTTACAATCGGGATCGGGCACAAAGTCGTCGAGGCTCACGTTGTCTGTAAACACCATCCCGTTGTCTATGCGCGTGTCACCGTACATCACGAACGACCCGCTGTCGGCCAGCGCAGTCTTAAATATAGCCATGCCCCCCAGGAACGCGTCCACCAGTCCATACCTCAACGTTTGTTTCTTCTTTATTTTCCGGTTGTTTCCATCCAGAGCCCGGCCCAGCAAGTACGCGTAATCGTCGTATTCAACAAAGTCCGACGACACCTTGGTTACTGGGTTCTTCATAACATACTGCGGGACGATAGCGCGAATTGCGCTGAACACAAGGTTTATAGGCTGCTCACCTGTTATACCGTGCTCTTTCTCAAAGTACGTACCGACGTACGCCTTGATGAACATAGCACGGTTCCTTACGTGGACTTTGGTCCGCTCCATCCCTTGCTTGGCCGCTTTAGACATAGACCTTGCTATAAGCTTTTCCATGTATTCACCTGTGATTAAAACTTATGTCTCCATCCGCCTTTTTTACTTGAACGACGTTTTATATTTCGCTTCGCTCTACGCCCAGCATGTGAGAACGTGTCACCCTTCACAGCGCCTATTGGTGTTTTCGGCTTCTTGTTGTGCTTCAAGGTCAATGCGTCTGCTATGACCCTGTCGCCGTGCGTCTTCCTAGCTTTGTCACTTTCCTCTATAAAGTCTGCGAACACCGGCTTGCCGCTATCGTCTCGCACATATCTCTTGGCTTCCTCCAGAGCTTCGTGTGATCGGTTGACCATCAAACCCTGTTCTAGTGCCCGCTCGTATTGTGTAAGAAGCTCCTCTTTAGACTCATCGCTCATATGGAAGCCGTATGAATCGGACTTCTCATCTCTCTTCTTACCGACTGGTATGTTCCTGTAATACCTCGGGTATCGGAATTCCTTAACCATCCTAGAACCGAAGTCCATGCCAGGACCGTTCTTTTCCCATATCAGAAACGGCAGGTTACACCTATCGCGACCGCCAAACCACAGGGCAATAGCCACGGCCACACGAGCCATCGCGGAGGGAGGGGTCTGAGCGCAAACCCACTCCCCTACTTTTTCGCCAGTTTCCACACACCTAATGGATATGACCGAATTAGAGGCTCCATGCCCTTTTGAAATGTCGATTCCAAACGCGTAACTGAACCGCTGGTCTGGTCGCCCATTTTCCAATCCGCACCATAAGCGTAACTTACCACCATGCTTTCTTCCGATTCTAATAACGGATAAGTCTTTGCGTTTAAGGATCGTGGAAATTGCATCGTCTGCTACCCCCTTCTTGAACTCAATATCAAGCTTTAGCCGTTCTTTCCTGGCAAACAAGACATCGTGAGTTACTATGGATTGTTCATTAAAGAACACGTCACCGGCCGCAACATCGTCGGCGTCAACTTCCTGCGCCATCTCTCGACGGGATCTTACCTTTTCTTCTGCGTTGTACCACTTCGACCGGATTCTCCACTTACCCGTCTCTGCGTCTTTCTCAGTGTATCGTCCCTTACCCTTATCGGGATGCTCCCACCACATGAGGGGAAATACTTTTATTTGCCTTGAGGCTTTCCATCTTGAATACTCTGTGCCAGCTCCCGCGACTGTGCTATTAACGATTCGCATAGCTCCTGCATCTCGCGTTGCTGATCGCATAGCGCCTCCATGCTCAACCTTAGCAAATTCATCGAGCAATATGATGTCTCGCCTGTCGCCCGACGCTGCATGTTTCGTAGTGGATTCTCCATCTATGCATGCTCCGTTAAGTTCATTAAACATATGCATGTTCTGACGGTAGCGATCCCCGGGCATACAGTCCGGCGGTTGCATCCACCAAGGAAGCCAAGCGTTTATGAAGTCGTGTTTTTGAAACAACGCTTTCATGTTGCCCGTTTTGTCTACATAGTCCTTTGTCCGGGACATCTCCAGTATCTGAGATTTCTCCGTAAATAACCAGTGCCAGTGATCGTAACCTGTGCATTCCCAGCTTGCGCCCATGTCACGAGACTTGTTTATTAGCAAATCTTTACCATTCGCTAAACACCAGTCTAGGGTGTCCAGCAGATTATCCTGAATCTTCCAAGTTACAAAAGGTACGTCCGCAATGGGTGCAACCATGCGCTCGCCAGATTCGGGGTCGACATCTAATCGGTGGAACGTCCACATGAACGCGTTGAACCAGAGCTTTTTTGACAGGCTACACGCGACCTGTAAATCATCTTGTAGCCCCTTATCCTTGTCGGCTTCCCTGATTAGGTTCGCCCGCCATTCGGCATTTTTACCCGGGTCTTTCGGGACCTTGAAGCTGGTTACAGGGCACACCCAGTTTTCCAAGTTGTCTGGAAAGGGACTCGCCAGCATCGGTCTTAGCCGTTGTTCTAGCTCCAGACTTTTCATCGCCGACCCCTTTCTTTACTTGTCTGAACTTTTCTGATATCTCGCTCATTTTCTTGTCAAGCGGTACTCCGCGGGCGGTATGATCTTCCTTTTCCTTAACGGGCGAAGCCTTCGGTTTACCTATGAGACGATCACCCAACTCCTTTATCATGGTCTTGTCGGGTGGATAATAGTTGACTATCCTTCTTTTTTCAACGCCATCCTTGTCCTCTACAGTATCGTAAACTGCATGCCCGTGCGCGAGCTTCCACATCACAAGGGACAGCGCCTCTACCCGGGACATGGACGACATCTCCCCAGTCTCCATGTTCTCAAATTCTACCTTCTCCTTGGCATGTTTTTTAATGAATCGGATCAGATCTTTTTCTGTGCTCGTCGACATGTTACCACATACCTCCGCAACTCACACCGGGTGCGCCTCCACCACCGGTATTGCCTGCTGCCACATCTGCGGCGAGAATTTCGAAGGTTTTTATCATGCCCTGATTACCGGTGGTTTCGACACCCAAAACAAACTTGTTATCCCCCAACTGCACCATGCTCGGGTACCTACCTAGTACAATGTCGTGCTCCCAGGTGTCGATACGGGCGATGTTAGTAAAGTCACTGTCCATGCTGAACGTAGAAATTTGACCGTCGCTACCCGTAGCACCGTACGCTATAATGAAGTGAGTTCCGTCCAACAAAATTACAGAACTCGGCGTGACCCCAGATCCAAAATTGCCATCATGCTCTAATGAACCCACCACGGCTATGTTCTCATACGACCCATCGAACGAGAAAGTTTTAGCAAAGGCAACCTCAGATAAAGTTCCATCACCTTGATACCCCAACAACAAATGGGTCGAGTCGATCAGCACTAACCCGTTATAGAATCCTTTGACTGTGTCATGTTCTAGAACTGCAATCTCTGTGATGTTCTCATACGATCCGTCAAAAGAGAAAGTTTTAATAAAGCCGTTCCCACCAACTCCAGCGTACGCCAAAGCAAGATGAGTTGAGTCAATCAACACTAACGAATTATGTCCCCCGTCAGCCGTGTCGTGTTCTAAAACGGCAATCTCAGCGATGTTAGAGTAAGACCCGTCTATGCTGAAAGTTTTGATGAAGCCATCGCCTGTCGGCCCTTGGTAGGCCAGTGCGAAATGCGTGGCGTCAATTTTCACCAAGGAATTAAAGGTCGAATCGGAAATATCGAACTCAAAATTGTCAATTTCAGTCAACACGTAACTGCCGTCTATGGAGAACGTACTAAGGAAACCGTCACCGTCTGCCGACGTATAGGCCAAGATGAAATGCGTGCTGTCAATCAGTACCAAACTACAGTGGGACACATCGGTTATCTCATGTTCCAGGCTATTCAGTTGCGCCACCACTCTTCCGGCAGAATCTATGGAGAAAGTCTTTATAAAACCATCTGACGCGACACCTTGAAACGCCATGCAAACGTGCGTGTCGTCTATCTTCACCATGGAGTTCCACGCCCCGGTAGCGGTAGCGTGTATCAACGAGGTCTCCCGGGGGATTTCAAATTCCGCCATAATTAAGATCTCCAGTCGAGATTAATCGTGTCTCCGTCAGTACCGGAGTAGAAGTTAAGTTGATTCGTATTCCGCACTGGATACGCTATTGGAGATCCGACAACAGTGGCCCCCGAACCAGACTCGGTAGGCAGACGGAAACTGTTGACAGTAGCCGTAGCCCCTTCTCGTTTGTACACCGGCCCAGTGCCAAACCAGGTAACCAGGCAACTTTTACAAGCCTGGTTCGCACCGACAGCCACGTTGGAAGAGATGGTCAATTGCTCCTCGCCGCCACTTGCACTGTTCACGGTAAGGTCGTTTACAGGCGTGCTCGGAAGCTCTATCCTGTCCACAAACGCTATCTCCGCCGTGATACTTGTAGACGCGAGAGTGGACACGACAATTAGGATCTTTCTGTACCCATTCGTGTTAAACCACGCCTTAGCAGTATCGTTATTTCCACTGTTGGTGATGAGTACTTCAAAGCCCTCATCCGTAGCTGCCCATGTCATGGTGTCGTGGTACAACCTCGTGCCACCACGAGAGATCATGGTTCCTACCGTAGCCGTTAACTGCCCGACGTGCGTGTAGTCATCGTTATCGTCGTCCCCACGGGCGGCGTACACCTCGGCGATGTTAATGTCCGCGTCCGTGCCAGTAGCTAAAAGACGCATCTCAGCGAATTCGGCAGTCGCTATGGAGAGGTCAAGTTCTATAGCATTCGTACCAATAGTCACGACACTCCCGATACCACGTACATGCCGCTGCTGATTCGTCAGGGCAGTCAAGGCCGTGGTTATGGTGCCTATGGGTTCCCAGCCGTATTTTTCCATTCTACTCCTCCTATTGAATTGTTGCGCCCTTGGAAATGAAAACACCCGCACCCGCGTTACCCACGGAGGGCAGAAGGCGCAGGTATGCGAGCAACGGGTGTAAATTAATCCTGGGTGGATGTACTGCCTGTTATACTACTGGGGATAACTCCCCTCGCTGAGGACTCGAACCTCTACCTTCCACCCAAAGCGGGAGGCCGGATTCGAACCGGCGGCTCAGAGCTCGTTGGCCCACGCTCTACCTGGCTGAGCTACTCCCGCAGGAGGCACCGGCTTTTTATTAAGGGAGTAAGCCGCCGCCTAGCAAACGTCTCCAAAGCGGGAAGCGGGACTCGAACCCGCAACACCCCGTCTGAACTTAATCATGAACGAGGACTCTAACCATTGAGCTACTCCCGCACACCTGGGTCGCCAATGGGCTCCCAGGCTATTCACTTTAACTAGAGAGCGTCAGATCTGCCCGCTCTCTTCATCTGTATCATATATGTCCTGCAGCACCACTCGAATATCATCCTCTTCTACCACCATGCACTTCACGTCTCCGTCCATCAGATCATAATCCTGCCCGCGTCTCGTGGCCACGATGATCAATTCAGGTTTATGCACGATGTCACCGATTCGCACTTTCTTAACATCCGGTCCCTTGTACCTGACCTCGCATCTATCGGTCGACGTCTGATGAGTATCCGGAACCAGAATCGTCCCTTGTTTCTCCTGGATGTCCAGCCCCAGGACCACGTTCTTGCCCAATGCTCGCATGATTGCCCTCTCTATCCTATGCTGTCGTTAACAACGGTCTTTAGCTCGCCCAGCACACCTTCTGCCTTGCGCCGGTCTCCAATTAGGTGGTTTATCATTTCCTTTGCCGTATCTTCCATACTGCGCTCCGTCACCATTAAAGTGTCAACACACGGGTCTGGATACCCCATACCACGTAGTGCCCGGCAGAATAGTCGTTTTATACCGACAAGCCCACACCGCCAGTCCGTGTCCACTGTGACGGACGTTCCTTTTTCTGTCATTACTGCTTTCATAGTTCCGCCCTCTATATTGATCCAAAATTCGGGACTTTAGTCACCAAATCGGGTGTCTTTTGCTATAGCTATGTCCCTTGTTTCGTGTTAGTACCCAGGCTTACGGGGTCTCGGTTTCCCCTTCGGTTTTGTCGGTTTCTTCGGCATCCTTAGCGTCCTCTACAAATATAAACCTCTCACGTAGCGTTTCTTTATATCGGTCATTCTTTGATGCTTCGAGATCCTTTTCACCCTCCGACGTTAACTTTGACTTATAGTAGGCCGCCTGATTTGGATCGATCGTTGTGCACTTCGGCCCATTCTGTATGAAGACCACTGGCCTTCCACCGATGGGAGCGAACGTGCGGGTCTTGTCCAACGCGTCACCTAACGTGGGCGAAGGGTTGTCGGCTGCGTCCTCTTTAACTGCCTGGGAGCACGCTTCTACCTTGGCGCCGTCACTGAGCTTACTGAATTCCTCAGGTTCCATATCAAGGGCACGAGCACCCGCCGCCTCATCCTCGTCAATTGGGCGTGGTCTATCATGCCCAATCCAACGCTGACTGCCCGTTATCATATTCGGCTTGTGGCTGCGGCACGCGTTGCGAAACTCGTCTATAAACTCCGCGTCCGTCAGCGAGAAACTCTTTGCATAATCCCGCCATTTACTCATCCGATCAACTCCTCATCAGCATCTAAACAGACGTGGCAGGTCATCGACCCGCAGGCGGCACATTCCATGAGGACCATGGGCTCATCCAGCTCCTGATGCTCAAGTAGCTCTATCTCGGCGCCAAACCTGGCCTCGCAGATGCCGCACTCGACCTTGCCTTCCCATAGTCTACTCATGCCCGGTCTCTAGACCTATCGATTACTTTGTCGATTTCAGCAGAGAAATTGCCTGTAGCGAGTTCCCGAGCCGCCACCAGCAACTGCTGGGCCATACGCTTTCGCACATATGCCACAAATTCAAGTGCGGTTCCATTCAAGGATTTCTCCTGTGGATCGAACCAGGCTTCTACCCGCATACTGGCCCCTATTCCAAGAGACCGTCTGTCTCTATCAATACTGTCAAAGTGCCAAGCGTCGCCCACTCCCGATAGATCCGGCACTATGGTTTCTAACAGGTCTCTCAGCTCATTCGTCTTCATCTGTCTGCCCCCGAATCAAATTATCTAAAGTATAAAAATGTCGGGGAGGGTGTGGGATTACCCAACGTTGTCCCTCCCCACGGTACCATCCGCCGTCGCGGTACACTCGCCCACGTTCTTGCAGGGTTCCTCCTAGGGTGGTCCTTACAGGGCACATAGCCAGCGTCAACGTCCCTGGGTTTCGGTAGACCGTATCCCCTACTCCCCAATTTGTTCATACTGTAAAACGATAAGAAAGATATCAGCACCTTGCAAGGGCTCTTTTTGGCGCACGTGTCCTGTGCCGGTATCCCCTCCCGCTATCGAATTGCCTCCAAATGCTTGCTATAACGTTCCTTCGCTGCATTATATAACGCCTCGGCATTCTTCAAATTCGCCTCCGTACATATATCTATCGTGCTTCTACCCATTAGGTAGTGCATTTCCACCGCTTGAGCGTCACTCAATTCTACATTTCCAGTCAACAGGTCTTCAGTGGTGGTATAGATCAAATCATAGTGCCTCGCCGCCATAAAAATCATCTCTCTGCCCTCCCGCTTATTCCGCCCCACACGCTACCCGCTCTGTTATAATGGTGTAAGACGCCATATTGCATCCCTTTATCCAATAATCTCGCGCTCGATCGGAATTCTCGTAATAATACGACGCTTTGTGGGGATACTGCCAGTCATATATATCCGTCGGCTCTTTTATGGTCGCCTCTAACGGACTGTCAACGAATTTATAGTCTGTACAGATTCCGTCATCGTGTAACCGAAGGAACTTCCCGTCACTCTTTCTCCTTGTCAGCAATATCGCCTGAACATCCTTTGACGTTTCCATCTGCCTACCCTCCTCTATTCATTATACCACTTCATTCTGTGATGTCAAGAGAAATCTGTCCACATAATCCTGCAAATTAAATTATTTTCATGCAAATTGTATTAGATATGACGATTATGCGGATAATCTATTCATGCCATTCGAGTTTCTCGCACTTCAGGCAAGTCAAACAATGCCTGCGCCGCGTGAAATCATCCGCAGTTCTGTGCCCTGTGGTGTTGACCCACTGGTGCCCACCTACCCGGCATATCGTGCCATTGTCAATCAGCCGTTGGTCAGATTCTTCTCTTCTCTCTTCAGCTATGGTCTTACTCATCTGTCTGCCCTACCTTTCTATGCCGAGTCTATATAGCGCCTCTCTTCATTACACCATACTAAGCCGTCGACTTTCGCTTTATGACGCCTCGCGGTCTCCACGATCGTATAACCGTCTTCCTCCTTGGTACGTTCCCACAAGCCGACGCCCTTCAAATAGGCTGTAGCCTCTACACATGTGAACCCGCAGATCTCTTCGTACGACCGATTGTCCATCTACCTATTATACCCCACCCACGGGCTATGTCAAGAGAAAAATATATTTTTTATTCAAGCGTGCGAGGTCCAGAGTACGTACCTTAAGTCCGCGATGGAGCCCGTTCAAGGGCCAGGCCCTACCCCCTCTACACAGCGCATGCCCCTCTATCGCGGCCATCCCTTAAAGCATAGCACACGCACGCGCCCATGTCAAGCGCAAAGTTTTTTTGCCTACCCATTTGCACATCACCCACCAGTGTGTATACTATGAGTACAACGATAGACAGCCCCATGGTGGGGCATCGGAGTGATATCATGATGGACTCAATAGAACAGGCAGCGGCACTGGACATATGCGGGGTATCCCGCACTGCCCAGCGGAACGCGGCTATCTTGATGGAACACCAACTGATCGACAGATACGACGAGACACCCGACATGAGTTGGGTGGAGCTATACAAATGGCTAGGGTACTAGTCTACGTGTAATTACTTAGGGGATCGGATCATGAAAACGCTCACTGATGACGATTACCTCAACATGGACGTTGATTATTTGATATACCTCATCCTCGGGGAAATCGTATGAACATAGACTGGCACACCCTACGGCGCAGTGCATTCGGTGACGACAGTATCGGTGAGATCCTGTTTCGCTGGACATGCCAAGGGATCGGCGTGCTGCTAAGCATCGGATGGATATTAGGAGGCGCATCATGAGAACACTAAGAGAGATAGTTAAAGACTTACTAAATTCAGACTTTGCGCGGGGTAGGTGGCCGTGGCGAGACGAGGAGCGGACAAGTGACTTGATCGCGGAACTGGACGAGACATTAGCAGAATTGGAGAAGACATCGTGAGCATGTTCAGGGAATCGGTGTTGCTGTACAGACAATCAGAGTGGCCCCGCATCATCGTACTCGCCATCGCGGCATACGTTGCCATGTGCTAGCCCCAGATCGGAAGATATCACAAATCGGAGACCATTATGAGTGCATTTATCATTGACCACGAAACACATAACGTTAATAAGACTATCAGATTACTAGGCAGGCGCAAAAACGTAAGGGCTTGCCAATTTTTTGGCCAATACCGCGAGGATTTGGGCTTATGTCAGATCTACGTAGAAACGGATATGAATGAAGGCACCCTGGACCATTGGCTATGGGCCACCAAATCGGTGGGGGACTATATTGCAGTATGCGAGACTGAGAACAGGGACACCGTTGGCACCATCACCGCCGATATGGTGCTGCTGCGCCAAAACAACGGAAACGGCGGTGTCGCATGACAGCGATTATGACGATTGTGCGGGCAATAGTATAACAACAACGATTGTTCGAACTGTTCAAACTGTATAAACTGTATAGAAAATCACTATACTCCGTCTACCAAAAGCGACCTTGTCCAAACTGTACAAACTTTCAAATTGGTAAAGGCGCATACGAATTGACGAAACGCGCATACGATTTCCGGGGCTTCCTCGCGCTCTCACATTTGATTAGACCGCTCACCACTTGACAGTTTGAACACATTGGACAGCTTGTATATCGGGTGAGAAACAGCCCTATGAACGTATAAGAGGTATAAACACAATGGGCACAAGGGCTTATGAGTAAAAACGAGATGTTACACCCCGAATATGCCCTAACGAGCTATAAGCGCCGGTTTGTTACGCTGATCATTAATATTAAACTTTAAAGAGTGTTATGTTATGGGTATTTACTTTCTCTCACTGGCCTATGAAAGATAAAGTAAGAACGGTAAATACAAGTATTGACATTTGCGCTCTTACTTTATATAATAGTGGAGAAGAGGAGTAGTTTTAAATAACCGTAACGTAACGGCCTTTAAGTATAGCGCAGGCCTACACTTAAAATGTTATACATGGATTATTGGGCTAAAAACAACGATTGGAGTATAACAATGTTGATGATAATGATGACGCCGGCGGCAATAGAAGAATTGATGAGTGAACAAGACGATATTCAAGAGGCCTACGACAAGTTGAGAAAGGCGTACGTCGCGCTAAAGCCCGCAGTACGATATAACCTGCGAGGCGGGTTGGGGTGTCTCAAAAGAAGACTGGCGGTCATAGAGGGCCTGTTAAAAGATGTGGTAAAGGAAGAGGAGGACCGATCATGAAATACCTACTCGAAACAGACACGACCGTGATTATCGAACACCTGATGGGCCGCACAGACGTGAAACTGACCCCCATGGATGAAAACTACTTCAAGCCAAGCCTTGGCAGGCCGCTGAAGGCCGTTCAGGTCTTCTGTAATGCCTTCTGTGAGATAACTGGTGAAGTTGGGGATCGAATCAGTAAACGAGCCTTCAGGGAGCGATACAGAGCTTACCTGGAGACACAGGATTCGCGATTTGGCCTCAAGACAAACGCCAAAATCGGGCGCGAAGCCAAGAAATACTGTGGTCTCGAAACCAAAGTAGCTCGGTATGAGGGAAAACCCCAGCGCTGTTTCGTCGGGGTTAAATTCAGAGAATAAACAGGAATTGGGGCGACTATGGAACCGTACAGAACAGATAATCCTTGGAGTATCGCACTTATGATCTTGGCATTCCTCATGTGCTTTGCGGGAATAGTCATGGCTTTTGTGGGGTGGGCAACCAACTGCAACTAGGAGACATTAATCATGGCGAACCAACGAACAATTCATGTTGATGGGTATAAAATAGTCACCAAACGCCGATATTGGAAAGGTAATTTCCTAGGTTTTTCAGCCGTCATCACCAAGGGCCAGTACTGGAGGCTCGATATTCCCGTTATAAATGTGCTGACTCGGGATGAAGCAAATTGGGCTGCAATCGAAAAATACACTGCCAAAGTACTAGGTTTGTGAATAATCCTTGCAATGTCGCGATTTGTCGCGTATACTTTATAGTGAAAGGGGATATACTACGTGCAGCAGGATACACATAGCAACCAACTAACCTTTTTAGAGGATCGGTCATGAGTGATAAGCCCGTAGGTTGTCCACATTGTGCCAAAACTGGGCATATACAAGAATCTGAAATAGACACCATGTACGGTGACGGGTATCATAGATACGTACGCACATGTACCAATTGTGGAACTACTTACTTTGTTTCGGTCACACCGAGGGATGAGTCATGAGACACAACAATTTCAGCAGCTTGGAAGAGGAAGCGTTATCGCTAATGGCCCAGGGTTGGATGTACGTAGACTTACCTAAAGATCTACAGCGTGCACTGGAGGATCGGTCATGAGTGAATTGACGGAATTATTAGCAATTGTCGGAGCAATCGCCGTTGTCATAATATGGGTAACGGGAGTTATTAAAATAATTCATTGGATCACAAATAAATAGGAGGATTGAATATGCCTTGTGATTGCAGTTACATGGAACCGCACAACGATGAGGTAGAGTCACACGATACCGCACAACGATTGCGCTATGCCCTGTTAAGCCTCGGCCAGAAGGTGCCAGATTGGCTGCAAAAAGCAGCAACCGATATGTATGGCGACAGACGGCGGCTCAAGAACATGGTCGTTACCTTGTGTACCTTGGTAGGTAGCATGACCGACGAACAAAAGAATTCCATCCTTTATGATGGGCGCAACCCAAAAGCCAGGCTGTTAGCGATATGGTGGGAACGCCACGAAGCAGCTGACCAAGAGCGTATAGAAAGAGAAAAGGACACCGTCAAGCTAAGTAAAGCGAGGAATACGGCCATAGCTAAGCTGAGTCAAACCGATATTAAAGCGTTAGGATTATGATAGGGCGATCACACTGTCCACATTTAAAGGAGGATCGGTCATGAAGATAAAACAAGGCGACACTACCAAGCTATGGCTATCCGCTAAAAACACCTATGGATGGGCGCATAGACCGGGCGCCGTATGGCCATGCTCCACGCTATCAGGCCATCGGCTGTTCGTTGAATTCGCGCAAAATGGCGACCTAGTTGACTTCGCCGTGGACGGGGTGACCAGAGACATTCCCGCCGATGAGTTCAACGCCATGACATCAG